TTTATAACTGTTCTACAGTATTAATAACTGCAGATATTTCTTCTGGTTGCCAATATTCATTCTCTGACGTAAAATCTTGGAACTGTCTAATAAATGATTGCTTATCAGATTTAATAGAATCTGCAGCATCAAATATATATTGACTCCAATCTCCTCCGTCTCCAATAGCTTCAGCTATATTAGCAATTATATTACCAAAATCATCTGAAGAGTCTGGAGAGCCGTAATCTACGGTAGCATCACCATCAACCGTATACCAACCATCTTCAAACTTCTTTACTAAATCTCCGCTATATTGGTTTACAAAGATCCCGTTTTCTGCATTGTACGGTTCTAGTGCACCTTGATTTACATCTACTTTTTGCCCTTTTACAATCTCTTCATTTATCTGAGATTTAATATATCCTTCAACTATCAAATCATTTTCTCTTTTTATACTGTTCATTCTGTTTATACTCCTTAAAATATTGCATTTTTTAAGAACCTCGAGATCAGAGTTACTAACTGTTGTGCCATCGGGCTATCCGCGGGTTGATCCCATTCAGTCCCTACAATCTCTTCAAACCCAGATTCTAAATCATCAACCAATCGTGTAGTAAACTCTATCTTGTTTAAATGACTTTTGTTTTGACCTTCATATGCACCATCAAACGGACCTTCCTCAAAAGATCGATCGCTACCCTTCATGTTATCCATAAAACCTTCGATTATCAAATCATTCTCTCTTTTTATACTCTGCATTTCTCTCCTTTTGTGTAACATTAATCTATAACTGTTCACCGTTATGATTTATGATCATAGTAGATTCAGGTACTCTACCTACATTTTCATTTGTAATTCTAACCCATTCACTTGGTTCCCAAAACGCACCAACAAAATCATCATGATCAACATCACCCTCACCGGAAATGTTAGGATCTTTAAACGACGATGATAAAGCTTCATATGCTGCACTTGTTAAAATTGAATCTTCAGGTGATGCTCCACTCGATCCTACATTAACTATGATAATAGGATTACCAATAGACCCTAAATGCTTATTAAAAAATGCATCAGCTCCTGAAGATACAATTTGTTGCAATCGATCTACATCTTCTCTTAATATACTCACAGGTATCTGACTATTCACAAACCCCTTGAATATCAAATCGTTCTCTTTTTTATTGCTAGCATAGCGCATTTTAATCATCTCCTCTAAATTTATTTCATAACATTCTGGAATAACTCCGCTGTTCGTCTAATTACTTATGAAAAAGGGAATTAAAAACCATAAATACTTAAAAGACAGAGCATAGCTTATGTCTTGCATTTTAGGAGATTTAAAAATTATGAAAAACGGACTAGAAAAACAATATGAGTTGGTGTTAGAAAACGAAAACAAAGGTACTGTTAATGCATCTGGATTAGCCAAACCAGGTGGTAGTGCTTTAGAAGATGATGATAAGAAAGCTAAAGGATTAGGAATTGATAGTCCAGCAGCTAAAGGAGTTAAGTCTCCAGAAGAAATGCCAAAAGATTTGAACCCAGGTCACGGCACAGATAAGAAAAATAAGGAGTTAGGAAAAATGCTACCAGAGAGTAAATTCGAAACATTATTTAAATCGACCCTAATGGAAGATGCTTTTGGGGCAGATGACGAAAATCCACTTGAAGCTGAAGGTGAAGGTGAATTTAACGACGAACAAGGAGATTTCCCTCCTGCAGAAGAAGGTGACATTGACGAAGAAGTAGACGTTGCCACAGAACTTCGTATGATTATCGATCGTTTGAGTGAAATCGCTGAGAAGATGGGTGCATTTGACGGTGATGAAGAAGAAGAGTTCTCCGATGACGATGCTGAAATGGATATGGTAGATTCTGATCTCGAAGGTGAAGAGCCAGTTCCAGAATCAGTAACATACGGTAAAGATGGTGGCGGATCCGCTGGTGGACCTGGTAAAGGTACTGATGGTAAACTACAGAACTTCCCAAATAAAGCAGCATCTGTTCAATCTAAAGGTGGAATGAAAGTGAAGCATAGCGCTGTTTCATCAAAACAGACTGCTAAAGGCCAAGCATCCGCTGGTGGTCCAGGTAAGGACAATGACGGTAAACTAAGACCTTTCGCTAATAAAGCTTCACAAGCTCAAAGCAAAGGTAATATGAAGGTTAATCCTAAGTCTGGTAAAGTTGGTCAGAGCATTTTTGACTAATATTCTAGTTCTTAAAAAGGCAGGAGCTTTTCGCTTCTGCCTTTTTTTTTGGATTTAACCATACGAAACGATAAATAATTCTAGAGGTAGCCTAATATGCAATTTGATGATACAATAACACAACTAACTTCAGAATCTTCTGAAATATCCGATATTCCGCGCAACACTCTTGATCCAGAAGTGTTTCAATTTTTCGATGATGGATCTCAACCGATTTTACGAGATGGTATTAGAGCACAAATTTTACAAGGGCTTCAGCATTTCTCAGAAATAATACAAATTAACGCATTCTATTTGATTGGAGATATATTAACTAGAAATTGGGTAAAGAAAACTCCAATTAATGTGTATATCGAAACTGATGCAGAAATGCTAGATAATATATCGACTGCAGAATTGTTATTTAGTTTGAATCGACATAATGGTAAATTAGCAGTCGGTACAATACATCCTATAAATTTTCATATAATTCCAGGTCAAATCGATTCAGATGATTATGAAGCAATATATGAAATTGCGAATGAGAGATGGCTTAAAAATTCAGTTCAACTAAATCCAGAAATTGAACACTTTATAACTAGATTTAATGAGACATTACTGAGCATCGAAATTTCGGGTGGTAGTATACAAAGAAATTTAATCAATTTAAATGATCTTGAAGATTATGATAGAGATACAATACAACAGATAAGATTTGAAGTACAGAAAAAGGTAGACAGAATAGATTCTGACATCAACCATATGCTGAGAATGTATGCTGATAATATTGATAAGTCTGCAGATGTTCAAATATTAGCATCTGACCCAACATCTACAATTAGTGAAATTTTATATTACAGTAAACAATATAGATTATCAGAAGCGTTTACATTAAATCTACTCAAGCGCCATTATATACATAAATTTATAAAGCGTTTAGATGGAATGTTAACAGAAGGTACAGATTTTAATATCGAACAATTAGTATCGTCAAGTGTTATCGGTAGAATGTTTAGGAGTGCATAATGTTAAACGAAAATTTAAAACGCCTAGGTAAAATAAAGATTAGAAAAGCTAAGAAGACTCCAGATCCAATGAATTCTCACAAATATAAAATGGGTCGAGGAATGAATAGAAAAACTCTTGGACAAATTCCGAAATCACAACAGGATGGTGTTAAAGGACCGAAAATAGCTTCAACAATATCTAATTTTATCGGACAGTTCGATGTTAGTAATAAACTTGTCGATGTAGCAAAAAAAGCGCCTACAGGGATCTGGAGAATATCAAAAGCACAAGTATTAGATATAGCAAAAAAATATAAGTTCAATGTTCCGGATACAGCCAAACCTATGAAGCATTTAGGCTCAACTGGTATAATGTTAGTTAGATTTAAGCCAGGTGTTTTTTATTTGTATAAACCAAAACGTAAAACTCGTAAAAAGAGCGTTAAGAGCGCGGTAGGTAAACCAACAGGGACCTTCCAAATGGGAATGGGTACGTAATGTCAAACATAATGCAACCACATTTAAATAAACTACGTAAAGATAAATTTAAATTGATTCTAACTCTACCCAATATTATGAAAGGTATTGAGAGTAGAAATTCAAAAGAACAGAAATTTCTCAATTTAGATAGTTTACAATTCTCAGTATATAATCTCAATATACCTAGATCAACAGTATCTGAACATCAGTTACATTTCGGTCAACAGAATTATAATGTTACATCATATGATAGACCTGCATATGCACCAGTAACTATTAACTTTGAGGTAGATAATGAATTTAAAAACTACTGGGTATTATGGAAATGGTTGCAATTATTAAACGATCCGAAAGATGCGTCATATGCTGGTAAGAATATATTTCCAGAAGGTAAGCCAGAACTACTGCCTGACATTGTACCTGATTATCAAACTAAAATTGTCGCATTATCAATAGATGAATATAACAATCCTCAAGCCGAATTTGTATTCAAAAATTCATTTATTACAATGTTGGATGATTTAGATTTTAACTATAGAGATTCAGACCAACTACAATGTAATTTTACATTTGTATTCAATCAGCTTGAGATTAATTTAGTAGGAGATTCAAATGCGTTGTAATAATAGTAGTAGTCCTAGATTTAGTAGAAAGTCTCAAAACGCAAACGAACGTAAAGTAATACAAAATTACTGGAAAGAGGTGACACAGCTTTATGGAACTTTTATTGATTATTTCGTATATGATTATCAGCTATCAGCCCACGATTATTTTTATGGTGAACAACCTCTGGCTCCGTTTAAGGTACCACCTAAAGGTTTTCCGATCCTAGCAGAGTTTCAAAATGATTCACTATTACTAGCTAAATTCGGTATTCAAACTGAAGCTGATGTAGTTTTTATTATTCCAATACAAACATTCTATGAGCAATTCGGTAACGGTGCTGAGCCTAAATCCGGAGATGTTGTTAGATTAACAGAGCTTGGATCTGATCGTCCTGGTGGTCTTGAAGATTCTAACATATCGCCTATGGCCCCATTAACAGCGTGCGGAGACGCTGTCAATCCTTTGGATGGCTTATGTCAAGATGGTATTGTGGATTATCCCGCAGCTAATTGTAGTACAGATTCTTCTGCTTATTCCGGTTATGATGATCCTGAAGTATTTAAACGACTTATTCGTGGTGCTCCATGCTTTGAAATAACTGAACGCAGAGATGAGAATTTAACTATGCACTATAATCCTTTACAAGGTCATTATGTATGGATTTGTCATGCTAAACGATTCGATTACAGTTATCAACCAAACGCTCCAAGAGAACCTGGTAGCGGCCAACTATCTGATGAAACAAAATATGGATTAATATCAAGTGAAGATAATAATTCAGGATTCCCATGGATGTCAGGTTATCCGATGGAAGAAGATATTAAAGAAGTGCCTAAAAACTTTGAACAAAATACTGAAACTGAATCTAATAATAATTGGGAATACAATAATTCAGAAGATAGTATATATGGAGACTTCTAAAGCTCAGCAAGTGAGTTTTTAATAGCTGAACGAACTTCCTTTAACTTTTCTGTGCATCCGGATACTCTAGCTATAAATTCATCTGCTTCACCAGTCGAATCGAAATTAACTATTGTTACTCGTTTATCAGAAGTATCCTGGAAGTGATAGTTAATCGTATGATCTTTTATATTAGGCTTAATTAAGTTAACAATATAAGTATGATTTTGAGTTAACGGGCATTTATGCTCTTTTGG